CGCAACGCAACGGAGGTGTGGCCGAGTGGTTTAAGGCAACGGTCTTGAAAACCGTCGACTGTAACAGGTCCATGAGTTCGAATCCCATCGCCTCCGCCATATTTGTAGCGACAAAGCCCTGATTATTCAGGGCTTTGTCGTTTCTGGGATCTGAGATTTTTGCGCCTTTTTCCGACGCGTTACAAAACTTTTTGCAACGCGTTACAAAACTCCCCCCTCTCCGGCGTCCTGCCGATCGTTAAAAAACTCTTCATGTAACACGGTGCTACGCTGGTTCTTTGGCTACCAAGGAAACCAAAATGCCCAACTCAGATCTGCTCCCTTCCCTGCTCTTCAAGATCAACGAAAACCAACTCGCCCTCGAAGCCGCCCTCATGGAGCTATCGAATTGGGTTGAGCAGCGGGGGTCGGCCGATGTCGCCGAGAACGTCCGGGGCGCCCTCTGGGCAATAGACAAGAACGAGGAATTCATCAAGATGACGCTTGCGGTTTTGATGACACCCGAGTGACCGTTATCGGCCAAAAGCTGCCACTCAGCGCGACTCGATAATTCCAACCCGAACATGCATCATCAGGCCGCCACGATCCCGTCGTGGCATCGAAGCCATAAGTGCAGAACCTGCCCGCCTGCACGAATTAGCCTTTTGAAATGGAAGTCATCTCATGTTCGAACGTAACAAGCTGGTTCCGGAGTTAATGGTCACCAACCTGGATAGCAGCCTGGCTTTTTGGGTTTCTTGCTTGGGGCTCAAAATAGCTTATCAACGTCCGGAAGACGGATTTGCATACCTTGATTTGAACGGTGCTCAAGTAATGCTTGAGCAGATTGATTCGGACGCGGGGCAATGGCTGACTGCGCCGTTGACTAAGCCGTTTGGAAGGGGCATCAACCTACAGATTGATGTTGAGGCTGTCGCACCCATCATCCAAAAACTTGATCTGGCTGGATTTCCACTCTATCGAGAATGCAAAGACACTTGGTATCGGGCAGATAATGTAGAAGTAGGCCAGCGCGAATTCATCGTCCAGGATCCCGACGGCTATCTTGTAAGGTTGGTAGAGCGGTTGGGGGAGAGACCGGCTTGCTCAATCTGAAACGGGGCAAAGCCTACCGTCAGCTTTGTGCCGGTGCAGCCCTTCACGACAGGCAGCATCCGGCCAATACCGGACGTTCATGACGACCGCTTCCGCCCCAAAGCTGACAGTGGACGATCTGCGGTTGCTTCGACGCTTTTCAATGAGCATCATCAGTACTCGACAAGGAGACGTCTCCCATGACTCAACCAATGCTTCATTTGATGTCAGGCAAGATTGCATCCGGCAAGTCGACGCTGGCCAAGTCCTTGGCATCTGAACGGTCGGCTATTCTGATGAGTGAGGATTATTGGCTCTCAAGGCTTTATCCTGACCAGATCCATTCAGTGGCCGATTATGTGCGGCTTGCACGTCAGATTCGGGCACTGGTGGGCCCGCTTGTCACCGATGTGCTGAAGGCTGGCGTGACTGTGATTTTGGATTTCCCGGCCAACACTCCAGAGGATCGGCAATGGTTATGCGGTCTGGCTGACGCAGCCGAAATTCCCCACTGTTTCCACTACATCGAAGTGGATGATGAGACCTGTCGGGGCCGGCTACATCAGCGCAATGGCCGCGCAGAGCATGAGTTTGCAGCAAGCGACGCTGAGTTCGATTTGATCACGAGCTACTTTCGTGCTCCGGATGCAGATGAGGGAATCCAGATTAAAATTCACCGCTTCTGAAGGGCAGTGATACCTGAGCAAATTATCTAAAAAGTCCGCTTTTGGCCGGTAGCCGACTTTAATCGCAGCTCGTCGCTTCTTGCTCGCTCTACGGTCGGACCTCGATTACTGTACATACATACAGCATTTGTACAGTGAACCCGTTTTCATGAATTTCGACCAGGCCAAAACTCTGAGGCTCCAGCAATGGCGCGCAACTCTCGGTGACCAAGACTTCCGCATGCAAAACCCCGAGGGACATCGGGAAACGCTCCGCGAGATGGCGTCTGCGCTGCACTCTGAGGGGTTGATCCATCAGTTTGAGCAGTTCGAACTGAACGAGATGGCGGACGCTGCCTACTGGCACGCCGTTGAGGAGTTGCAGGACTCATCTGGCCAATACCGCGGAGCGTCGACCTACGATGTCGTGCAGGTCGACACTGGAAAGCTGCTGGGCAAGATCAGTCGGTCGATCTTTAACTTCGAAAGTGACGAATCACGCGGGGCCTCCTTCGCCTACGACGGTAAGGTCTACTCTGACGCGGAGGGGGTGCGGCTGACCTTGGGGCTTTCCCGGAAGATTGGGACAATCTCGGGCCTGATGCTGGAAATGAACGGGCGCCGGTACCACTTAATTGAGACCGAGCGGGTTATCAGTGGTGTTGACTACAAGCCTATCGACGATCCGGACGCTTACCGCGCTCTTGTTGATGTGGCTCAGGTTGCTAAGGAAGATCGGAATCTGCGCGCGTTTGAAAAGGTACGACCTCATATCGAGTCAGCAACCTTCTGCATGTGTCCTGCCTGCCTCGATCATTTTTGTTCGCGCGATGATTGTTCGACGTGTGCCGGAAAGGGCTTCGTGACAAAGCCATCGCCAAGCTCGCTCACATAAGCCTGACAAGCCTGCAATGCGATCAACCCCCGATCGCCTTCATCGGTGATGGCGACAATTCGTTGAGCATGCGCTGGGTCAAGTTCGGCTCTTGTGGGGCCATGAACCACGCGGCCGGTGGCGGTGGTGGCTGACACCGATCCGTTGCCGGCGCCGGTGGTGGCGTCGAGTAGGACTGACAGGCGCAGATCAGCAGTGGCAAGGCGGTCGCGCAGGCGACCTTGATCACGTTGGACATCGCTCAAGGCTCGATAATGGGTCTGTTCACTGGTTGCCAGGCGCTGCTCGAGCGCGAGGCGTTTATCCTGTTCGGCACGCTGCTGAGCGGCCGAAGCAAGGGTTATTTGATTGAGGGTTTCGGTATGCAGGCGGCTCTGTTCGGCGAGCTGACTGCCGTATCGCCATTCCTGTACTTGCCAGGTAATGGCCGCAGAACCACCGACTAAGACGACCAGCAGCACTCTTTTTGCCAGCAGCCGATACGGCGCCGGGATCAATTCGCCGAGACGCATAACACCGCCCTCGCCCGCCCCCACAGCTGCAGTCGATCCTGCAGGCCATTGAGGCCGCCGTTGATCCTGCGGGTGATAGTGTTGAATTCGTTTTGATCAGCCAGCGCGTTCAGCCCATTCACTGACCAGAACCACGCGGCCGACTCGGCGGCCCACTGCGGCAGCTCCAGCAGTTCAGGCGTGCGCAGCAATCGTTCGTCGCCGAACAGCGCCAAGCTGCAGCGCAGGTAATTGTCGTGGCCAGTGACCTGGATCAAGCCGCGACCGCGATAGCGCTGGCCATCACCATCCGCTGCCGGCGTATTGCCCAGTTTTGCAGCCAGATTGCCGGTGTCGTATTTGCTCAGGTACTGGTCGCCGCCCAGTTCCCGGACGTACTGCAGCTGACCCGACTCGTGACCAACTTGCGCCAGAAACGCGGCTTGGCGTTTCGGCGTGTTGATCTGTCGATGGGCCATGGCTGCGTTGAGGGCGGATACAAAAACGCCCGCTTGGCGGCGGGCGTTGGGCATGATGCTTTGCAGCTGTTGTTCAGTGATGGACATACAAACTCCAGACATAAAAAAGCCGCACTCAGGCGGCGATGGGATGCGGTTACTGTTTCTCGATGTTCACCACCTTAAGGGGTGCTTTTGGCCCTTTCTTTTTCTTGCCCTTGGATTTACCGGCTTTGCCGGCGTTGCATTCGACTGTGGTCGACCAGCCGGACTGGGTGAACACCTGCTCGACCGATTCCGCTAGGTATTCGCCATCAAGCCCGACCTTGAAACCCTGAGCGATGATGGGACGCTCGGCGAAGATGTCCGTCCGGCCGGGCATCTCAAGCCGCACATCGGCGGTCGAGCGGTTGAACGCCGAAAGACGTGCCTTGGCCGCCGCTTCAGCGGCGCCTTTGTCTGGATAGATATGGCGGTCGGTATGCACCGCCGGCAGACCGTCCGGAGCGTCATCGTTGTCGATGGTAACCACCGCAAGTTTGCCGTTCTTTTTGTCCTGATGTTTAGTGGCCACCGCCTTGTGCGAATTGCGATCGCCGAGACTGAATTGCCAGCGGCTGAGGTCACTGCGGGTCAGCGTGATAGCGCCAAACGCCTTACCGCTGGCCGTCTGGCCACCTTGGCGCGGCATCACCAGCAGCTTGCCGTCGGCCACCTTGGCCGTGCAGTCGTATTGCTTGGCCAGCCGGGTGATGAAATTAAAATCGGACTCGTTGAGCTGGTCGACCCGGGCGACCTTGGTCGACACCGGACACACCGGCGTCCAGCCATTGCGCGCGGCCACGTCAGCCACGATCTTCGACAACGGCACGCCTTCCCAGCTTCCGCTACGGATGGTTTTGCCACTGCCACGCACGTCGCTGGCCTTGCCCTTGATCACGATCGTGTCCGGCGGGCCTGACACCTCGACCGTGTCGACGGTGTAACTGCCCATACGCGTCAAGGTCGTTTCGGCATAGCCCAGGTAGATCTCGATTGAGCTGCCACGCCGTGGCAATTGCACTTGCCCATCACGGTCGTCGATACGCAACTCAAACTCGTCGGACTCCATGCCCGGCTTGTCAGAGGTACGCAGCAACAACAGCCGATCATTGATCTTGGCCGTGACGTCGGCGCCATCGGCGACAATGCGAAACATCGGAGTCATTGATTTTTTCCAATAAAAAACCCGCACAAGGCGGGCCAGAAAAACAAGGTGTCGTTACGCGTTACGCGTAACGCGACGCGGCGCCGGCGAGGGCATCGCACCGGGTCAATCCCACAAGCTAACGCCTTCATTGGTCGGGCTGGGCAGATCCGGCAGGACGATGATCACGCCCGACCGGAACGGCTGAGGCTCATCGGCCAGCCCCTGATTGGCATCGAGCACGGCCTCGACGCTGCCATTCAGATGGCCGTAAACGTTGTTGCAAATGACATCGAGCATGTCGCCGTCAGACGTCCTGCATGTCGTCGCCATAGCGCTCAAACTCCAGAGTGAAGCCCTGTTTGCGAGCAATCCCGCCGTGCAGCAGCGCGGACTGTTCCTCGTTGATGTTTTTCAGGCACCACGTCCCGATCACCTCGCCATAGCCCGTGGTCAGGGTCAGCGGTTGCAGCCTGGCCCCGATGGAACGCAGCGTGTCGAGCTGCTTTAAACCGCCTTTGAAGCCCGGATAGATCGTGCCCTTGAGCGTCAACTTTTCATCGCCCATACCGATGGCCTGCTTCGCCGGGCGGCGCGTCAGCCGCTCCTGCGAAGCCCAGCGGAATTCGGTCGAACGGCTCAGCTCGTCGAACGCCGCCGTGTCCAGGTTGAAGTAATACGGCTCAATCTTCGGATCGCGCGGCTGAATGATCATCAGGTGCGGGAACGGCTTCACCGCCTCCGGCGCCGGCGTGGCCTCCACGGCAAAGGAACTGGTGGGCACGATGTTGGCCAGCGACGGACTGACCTTGCCGGCAACGTTGTTAATCGCCGTGGCCGCCTTGCCCGCCTGTTCCTTCAATGTGCCCAGCCGCTCCTGCACTTCGGCCGCCGCCCGGGTGGCGCGGCCGTACACCGCTACCACCTGACCGACCTTGGCCTGAGCCGCGTCGACGCCGCGCATCACCCGCTGAAGCTTGGCGCCGATGGCCGGCCCGACGAACGGGATGTTTTCCAGCTCGGACGCGGCGCCGGTCAGTTCGCGGATCGCGCCATTGACCGGGGACAGCATGCCATCCGCGCTACGCCGCCCGGTTTCCGCTGCATCCACCAGATACTTCAGACTTGATTGCATCTGCTCCATGTAAGCCATGAAACCTCCTTAGACATGGGGTTCGTCGTACAGCTTGGCGGCGTTACTCCTCGCCGCGTCCGCCATCATTCGCTGCATGTGCGGCATCAGATCCTGCGCCAAGGTTTGCGGGTCTTTGACATCGCCCTGCACGGTCACCGGCATGTTCAGTGAATACTGAAACTGCTGATCCACCTTGGCCGGCTCCGGCTTCGCCGCCTCCTTGGGCTGGATGGCCATCGCTGCCGACTTGAGCGGCGCCGTCACCGCCATCGAGCGCGCGACATCCCCCAGCACCGGGCCTTGCTGCGCCGCTGACAACAACATGAGCGGCGTGGCCGGCACCGGCGCCTTTGCCGTTTGTTCGGGCTTTTCATCCTCACCACCGAACAGCGACTTGCCCAGAGATCCGCCCAGCGCCGCACCGCCCTGACTGCCAAGGTAAGCACCGATCAAGCCGCCGATGGCCGGGCCGATGATCGGCACCATCAAACCAATGGTGGCACCAGCTGCTGCACCGGCCATGGTGCCGGCCAGGTTGCCCGCGGCCGAACCGTAACCTTCGGCTTTTTCGTCCTTGGTCTTGGCGTTTTGAAAGGTTTCAAGCGCCATCGCGCCGGACTCCAGCAGCGTGCCGCCAGGAATGACCTTGGCCGCCTTGCTGACCTTACCGACTGTTTCTGCGACGACGCCGAGCTTGGACAATGCCCCACTTGGAACAGAAGGGACTGATGGCGCCGGGATCGAAACAGGGGGACGCGAAGCCGGAACGGGCGGCCGTGAAACCGGAACAGATGGACGTGAAACCGGAACAGGTGGACGAGGCACAGATGGGCGAGGACCTCTCGAACTCGGCAACGACCGGCGCCGAGCGCTGCGCCTTGACCCACGTCCACGTCGGCGCGATTCGCCCGACGCATCCACACCGCCCCCCATAGCGCCGGCATTGACGACGAAAACCTTCTTGACGCCGTCGTTACCTGCACCACTTTCAGTACCAAGGCCACTGCCTGTTGCCGCATCCTTCACCCGCGAAACAACATCCAGGCCAGTCGCTACCAGATCAAGTTCTCCGGGGTTTTTATTTGGGGCTTCGCCCCCATTCCTGCCACCGCGCGACCCACGCGCAAGGTTTAGCAGCCCCTTGCCGATCTTGATCGTGCTGAAGATACCCTTCAAGGCGATCAGCCCCGCACCGACCGTGGCGATACCGGCAACCACCCCGGGCGCGCTATCAGTCAGCGACGTAATGCCTTTAGTAACCTTGGTCAACGACTCGGCCACGGTGTCCGTCACCGGGCGCAGCGCATCACCGATGCTGCGCATGGCGTCATCCATCGACTGGGCCATTTCCGCCCATTTCTGCGATGACGACTCGCGCCGCTCGGCGAGGTTTTTGTCGAGGATCCCGGTCGCGTCACGCGAATCGTTTTTGAGCTGGCTGTACAGCGCCTTGTTCTGCATGTAAGCCGACAGTGCGGCCTTGACCTGCATGTCGGCGAACAGGTCGCCGGTGCGCAGGGATTCTTCCAGCGAGGCCATCATGGCCTTGGCTTTCTCCGGGTCGGCTTCCTTGCTGATTTTTGACGTCGCTTCGGCCATGGCCGCCGCACGCTTCGGATCGGTCGCCTGAATGTATTTCTGAGCCAGCGCCATACTGGTCTCAAGCGTCGACATACCGTTTTGCAAACCGGTCTGCATCGATCCCTTGTAATCGATCCCGGCTTTTTCGTAAGCCTTGACCGTATCGGTCGAACCGATTTTGCCCATCCAGTTTTTCAGGTTGTTGGCTGCTTCGTCCGAACTGCCGGCCTGCTTCATCTGCACCTGCAACATGGCGCCCAGTTGCGTCACCGCATCCAAGCCGGTGATGCCGTTACTGGCCATGTTGGCCAGCAGTTCCGGGAACCACTTGGCCATGTCGGCCGCTTCAAAGCTGCCCGCCTGACCTTGGTAGGCGATCGCTTCCAGCGCCTGCTGCATCTGCTTGGGATCGGTGATCTTGGCGTTCTGCCCCAGGGCGTTGATCATCTTCGCCGTGTCGACACCGCTGGATCCCTGCCCCACGACAAACTTGGCCGCGACAGGCGCGTATTCCAGCGCCTTGCTCAGATCCATACCGGCGCCGACCAACTGATTGACCACGTCGGCCACATCGTTGCGCGCCATGCCGGTGTCGCGTGAAGTGTCGATGATCTTGCGCGACATCTCCTGTTCTTGCGGCTTGTTGGCAATGCCGGCCTTGATCGCGATGTCACGCACAATCGCGCCAAAATCAGCGCTGACCTTGGTCGGTACCGCCATGGCACCGACACCGACCACCGCCGCACCGACAGCGCCCTTCATGCCCTTTACGCCAGAATCAATCTGCTGATGACCCTTGGCTTTCAGCTCGGCCTTGTTGGCCATCTGCCCCATCGAGCGATAGGCTTTTTCCAGCCGGCCGACCTCGATCCCCTGCTTTTTCAAGCTGTCGAGGTTCGAGTTCAAACGGTTGAGTAATTTGGACGCACCGGCCGCGCCGGTGTCGTGAGCCTTCTTCCATTCTTCGCGCAGGCGGATGGTGTCGCCAATCGTGCGCTGCAGCACCCGCGCTTTGTTGCCTTCTGCCTCAAGGCGCTTGATGCGCCCGGTCACGTCCTTGAACGCGGCGCCGACCGTTGAACTGACAGCACCGCCGATCACCAGCCCGAGGGCGAGTTTGTTTGCCATGTCGTGGCCCTCATGTGCCCAGCACTACCGATGGCGGCTCAATCCGTGAGCCACCACACCATATCCGCGAACGGCATCGACTGGATCTCGGCGGCGGAAAATCCAGTTTCCGCCGCCAGACGTTTCGCTGCCGACTTGATCACGCTGGGGTTAAAGCCCGTCGTCGTTGTCCATGCGAAAATAGCCGGCCTGCAAGCGGTTAAAATCCACCAGCTTCAGCCCCTCCAGATCCGCCACCGAAGCGCCGGACAACGCCGCAAACAACACCAGCTCGCGCTGCTCATCGTCGCCACCCACCTCACGGTTGGCCGCTCGCACGTCGCCCACAGTCGGCGAACGCAAGGCCAGCTTGTCGACGGTCACGCCGTTGATTTCGCTCGGACACGACAGCGTTACCACTACCTGATCGGTCGTCAGCGACAACCATGCCGGCATCGAATCCGAATAATCGGTTTTCGGCACCAGGTGCGTATACGCCGCCTGCACGCGGCGATAGTCGGCCATCTTGAGACCTTCAAGATCCTTCAGCCCGACTTCAGCCAGACCGGCGAACAACATCAGCTCGCGCTGTTCGTCGTCACCATTGGCGGCGCGATCGGCCGCGCGTACCGCACGCACGGTCGGGGCACGCAGGGTCAACGCCTCGACGTCGACGCTATTGGCTTGGCTTGGGCGGGTCAGGGTTACGACGGCACCGATTGCACTGAGCGACAGCCAGGCCGGCAGGGTTTTAGCGATTGCTTGATTCATCTGGATCTATTCCTTACATGCCGAGTGCTTGGCGCACTTCGAGCAGTTGGTCTTTGCCGTCGATCACCTGAATGCCGGCGACCATGTCGATCTCGTACATCAGGCGCCCGTCGATTTCGAGCTTGTAGTACGTGACCGAAACGGCGTGTTTGATCTCGGCCGCATCACCGGCTTTCCAGTCACCGAGATCGACCTCTTTGAGGCGACCGCGCAGGGTGGCAACGACTGCTGTCACCGCGCCCTTTTGGCCCTTGAAGGCACCTCGGAACGTGGCGTTGAACGCCGTGCCGTCGGCCAGGCCGAAGTACTTCAGCGACTCGCGGCGCACACCCTTGGTGACAAACGAGGCTTCCATTTTTTCAAGCCCCTGATCCATATCGATGGGGCCAGCCATGCCGCCGCCACGATATTCGTCGGTCTTGGTGGTCAGCTTGGGCAGCGTCAGGCTCGGCACGTCGCCGGAGAAGTTCACGCCGTCGACGAACAGGTTGGTGTTGTACAAAGTCTGAGGAATCATTTGCTACGCCCCCTTAGGCTGCTTCAAGCACTTCGGTCATCCACTGATCGGTGACTTCGAAAAGGAAATTCGGGTTCTCTGCCGGCGGCACATCGGTGAAACGGATGCGCCAATACACCTTGCCCTGGGCGATCTGGCTGGCCGTGTTCAGTTCGGTGTCGGCGAACACTTCAAAGTTGATGATCGCGCCCTGGGCTTTCAGGTCGCGCATGAATGCATCCAGACCGTTGGTGACATCGGTCACGTAGGTCTTGGTGATCGAGCGGTCAACCGCCCACTTGTGCCCGGCCTGCACCGCGTCCATGAGGATGAACAGCGTGCGAACGCGGGTAACGAATGCCCACTTCGGATCGCTCGACAGCGTGCGGTTACCCCACAGGCGATAACCGTCGTCGCGAATGATCGTGGTGATATTGGCGTTGTTGAGCAGGTTGGCCCGGCAGGTCTCGTCGCCGTCCAGGTACTCGACCGCGCGACCGGTACCGGTGATGCCGGTCAACTCCTTGTTCGATGGCGTAGCCCAGAAGCCGTATTCAGCATCCGTCCAGGCAAACAGCCCCGCCGCCCAAGCCGAACCGGGCGCGTCGACCGTCGAACTGGTGACGGTGTCCCAATACTTGACGCCCGGATCGACCATGAACAGGTTGCGACTGCCGAAGTTCTCGGCGTAGGCAATAGCGGCCTCGTCGGTCGTACCCGGGCCGTCGATGATGCCGATGGCGCGCAGCTTCTGCGCCACGCTGTCGAGCGCCGTAGCCACCGCCTGAGTCGCGGTGTGGCCCGGGGCGATCAACAACCGTGGCTGAGCGTTGAACAGGCTTTTACCGTCGAGCAGCGCCTGCAGGCCAGTACGCTGCCCAGACTCCAGCACGCCGCCGATGATCGCCGAGGTTTGCAGCGCAGGGTCTTCCAGCTTGGCCACGCCGATGGCGACGATCACCGCCTTGGCTTTGACGTAGATCGCCTGACAGGCCTTGGTGATTGCCGAATCGGCGCCGAAGGCGGCAATGGCTTCGCGCTCGGTGGTGATCAACTTCAGTTCGCCGGCTTTTGCCGTGCCGCCGCCGAGAACGCCCGGGGTGAAGGTGGCACACAGACCGATGATCGAAGAAGACGGCAGCGAGATGGTGCGCGCACCAGTGTCGACCGACGTGGTCGTGACGCCGTGGAAAAAACTCATAAGGGTCAGTCTCCTGAAACGAAAAAGCCCCGCATAAGCGAGGCTGTGAGGGTGTTCGTGTTACGCGTAACGGAAAAGAAAACGCCCCGTCAGTGCGGGGCGTTTAGTTGGGTTGTGCTGACAGCCAGGTCGGCGCCGGCGGTCGGTGTTCGGCGAGGGGGAATTGATCCCCTTGCGGCCAGTCGCGCAACTGCCGGCGGTAGGCCTGCAACTCCGCGTATTGGTCTGCCGTGAGCGAGGTTGCGCCGCCCTCCTCGATCTCGTCGCGGTGACGGGAAACCAGCGGATCCGTCAGCGCCAATTGCGCATCACGCCAGGCGCGTTCAACGACGGCCAACGCCTCGGCATCCAGTGGCGGCGGGTCGATCAACACAGGCTGACCGTTGGGCCGTGACGACATTATTTTTGGACTGGTCGACAGCTCATCGAGCAGCGATTGCCACACAGTTTCCGAGACCTCGACCACGTCCGCCGGCATGTCCGTGCCATGAATTTCAGGGCGATAAGCCCCGCACGTAGACGGACTAAAATATAAAATTTTGCTCATTATTAGTTCCCTATAGCCCGCCACCAAACCGTCCAGTTCACCGAGGACGCGTTCGCAGAATTTTGCACACGTAGAGTGCAGCCTGTTTTGCCAAGCCCTTCCCCCATGACAGCGTGCATTAGACACAGGCCTCCGACGTGCATAGGCATGACGTTACGCAGAGCCGTGGGAAACGGGATAGGAAAGGTTACATAAACGTATCCGTTGGCGTCCGTAACGCCCGACCCCCACTGTTCAATAAGGCCGTCGGGGCGCTTTGCCCACCCCGCCCCGGCGATACTTGAGGCAAAATGCGGCGAGTATTTCAGCGCGGAATCACCATCCTCAAGCACCCAGCCCGTACCGTCATTTATCCGCCTTAAAACCGACATGCTCGCCGGCAACACCGCAAGCGGACCGGCCACACTGGAAAGGCTGACCAGAGACTGGCCAGCCTTGGCCTGAATCGTCAGCCCCGCCGTCGTACTCGCCAGCACGGTGATCACCGCTCCCATCGGTACAGGACCAGCATCGGGCAGCGTGACCGTGGCAGACACTCCACCGATGGCAACCAAACGCCCGACATCTGCAGCAGTCAGCGTCGTGTTGCCGCTGTACGAGACCGAATCGGCATAACTCCCCTGCGCCCGCTGCGCAAACTCCGTCGTTGCAAGACGCTGACTGTTATCGAACTTCGGCGCCGTGACGAAGTTCGGGCCGCTCATAGTTCCTGCAAAGCGCAGGGCCACCGTGCCACCGACCAGCAGCCACTGATCCTGCAAGCGGATGAATTTGGCAGTATCACCCAGAGCCAACACCAACGGCCCGGTCACACCGGTCGAGGTGTACAGCACGTCAGCGCCGGCCGTGACGACTTTCAGCCCGCCATTGCCGGCACAAACAAGCGTAAGGGTTGCAGCCTGTGCGACACCTGCGGTCGGCGGCAAAGTAGCTTGGAGCTGCGCAGCACCGGAAAAGCTGTGAAGGCCACCGACGTGCGCGGCTGACAAAGCCAAGTTTGCATCGTTCGTAGTGAAGCCCGAGAACTGGACACCAGTACGCTTCACAAACTCTGCCGTAGCGATCGACTTGCTGCTGTCGAATTGTGCCGGCGTCGGGGCCGTGGGATTGCCGGCAAAGCTTGGCGACAGCAGCCGGGCAAAGCCGTCTGTAATGTCCTTGAACGTGAGCGCCGTGGTGCCCACGACAATCGGCCCATCGGTCACCAGTTGCCAGATCGTATCGGCCTGCGTCGCCCCCACCTCGACCGCGACCGTCAGATTGGGCGTGACCTTCGCGTTGTTGTCGGCATCCTTGGCCCGCGCCCAGGCACCCACAGCCACCACATACGGGCCGTTATCTTTGGCGGCCGCCTGATTCTTCACCAGCACGCGGTCGCCGGCATTCAGCGAAACACCGTCCACGACCTGCAAACCGACCAGGGCGATATTGGCCGTGGTCGCCGCGCGCACTGACTGCTTAATGTCGAGCTTGCTCAGCTCTTCCAGAATGCGCGAATCGACATACTCACGCGTCGCCAGCACCACCGACGGGTCAATCTTGAGGCTGATCTGCGCCGTGCTGGAAACAATCAGGTTCATCCGCACCACTTGCGTGCGGCCCGATCCCTGCGACAGCACCGGCTTGAAGCTCGGCGCACAGTTGGCCACCGCCACCAGATCACCGTCAGCGTCATACAGCCCGACCTCACGAATCCAGCGCCCGCCCTCGTCGGCCGGAATGACTTGCTCGGCAATGATCACCGCCGGGTTGACCGGATCGATGCGCAACTGATTCAGCGGCCGGCGGCGCCATTCGTTGATCAGTTTGGTTTGCTTGGCATTGGGCTGCGGATCGGTTTCGTTGGCATCGCCCAAGCCCATTTCCGTGATGTTCCAGGGCACGCCCAGCACATTGGCATTCGCCAGCTTGGCCGCCCCCACGTCCGTCAGGATCGCGAAAAACTTTGAGTTCGCATCAATCATTTAATAAATGTCCATGATGTCTATGGAGTGTTCACGGCCGACCACGCCGAAGCTGCCGGTTATCTCGATGTCCTGCATTTCCGGCGGGAATATGTCGAGTTCATCGCCGTCGTAGAGCGTCACACCCACATTCAAATTGCCCTGTGTTTCCAGGCTGATCGCCAGCCCGGTCATGTGCCGGGTGACGGGCTTGGCGTCGTCAATCAGGCGTTCAAGCTCCTGATACATTTCCTCGGTGATACCGGTATCGAGAACGCCAATCTTCAGCGCGAAGGTGCCCGGCACGCCCTCGGGCACGGTCTTGAACCACTCGACAATCTCAATCAGATAGCCCAGCGGCTCGACCACGCGACGTATCGCGCCGATCGTGCCCTTATGCTTGTGGATGTAGTACGACGCCTTGATGGCCGAGCGCTTGGTCGCCTCAGACCATCGGTAGTCCCAGCGATCGACCGACCACGCCCACGCCAGATGCGGGAGCAGATGCACCGGGCAGGTGTCGGGGTTGTAGAGGTCGCGCAGTGGGACAATCGTCTTTTCGAAGATCGCGGCCTCCATGGCGCGTTCCAGTTGCGTGCTGTTGAGCGGCAGTAGACTTTTCATATCAGCCCGCCAGCCTCACGTTGTAGCGCGTACAGAACGCCGCCTGCGCCTTGGTCGGGGCCAGATCCTGCCACCCGACCAACTCAACCCGGGCAACGCCGGCAACGTGCAACTGAGCGTCAACAGCGGAGCGGGCGACCTCAACGCCCAGCCGCTTGCGTGGATTGATCCAGGCTGCCAATCGACTTTTCGCCTCGGCCAAACTGGCATCTGCTTCGGGGCCGGCACCGGCCATGTGCAAGATGGCGTCAATCTCGTAGCGGATCACCTCCGCGCTCTGCACGGTCACACGATCACCGACCGGGCGCACGTCATCGTCATTCAGCGCAGCGGCCACCGTCGCCAGCAGCTCCGGCGGCGCTTCACCCTCCCCATCAAACCCCAGCACCGTTACCGTAACGTAGCAAGGCGCCGGGCTTTCGGCCGTGGCGTCTGCCACCAGCCCAGAAGCGTTACGCGCATGCAGGATGTAGCTGTTGCGCGGGCCGGCCGTGGTCAAACCCTCATAAGCCAACTGGATGCGTTCGCGAAACGGGTCGTCGTCTTCCATGACCTTGGGCACCGGCGGCACTGCCAGTAGATCCTCGGCCTGAATGACCAGGCGCTGCAGATTGACGTTGGCCCCCAAGTGATCGAGGTCGCCGCGAATGGCGTGCGCCAGCAATAGCGCCTTGCCGGCGTCATTGACCCGGGCGCGGTTGCCGACCTTGTTGTAAGCCCCAACCTCAAGCACTTTGACCACTGGATCGCTTTCCAGCGCGGCCGTCCAGTTGCCCCCCATGTACCCGCGAAAGACGCCTAAACCGTCCTGATAAACCTCTTCGAAGTCCAGAGGCTCCAGCACGGTCGGCGCCGGCAGCGACGACAGATCAACGGTACTCATGCAGCCACCTCCAACGTGACGCCGTCGCCCAGGTACTTTCCGACGATTTGCAGATTGATTTGCCCACCAATGACGGAGAGGACACGCACCTGGTCGAGTTTCAAACGTGGCTCCCAGCGCCCCAAAGCGCGGGCGACCTCAGCCTGTACGGCGCTTTTCCAGCCCCCGTTAACGGGCAAATCGACAAACCGCCGCAGCTTGCTGCCGTACTCCATGCGGTGCCGGCGACTGCCCAGCGGCGTGCTCAAGATGTCGGCAATGGATTGCCGCAGATGCTCGATGCCGGATATGGGTAGGCCGGTCTGGCGATCCATTCCGATCATCGATGTCACTCCTTGAACGGCTCGTATTCTTCGCTGGCTTTCAGGAACTTGACCGCCTCGATGTCGGAGGCCGGCACCACGACCGTCGCCTTCTCCACCGGATAGGAGCGGTCGGTACCGGGCACGATCACCAGTCGCGACGTGTAGAGCTTGTCGCGGAATTTCAAGGACTCAGGCGATGAGTAAGTTGAGGATGACAATGCTGGTTCCGAGGACGTTTGCGCATCGGTTGAGGTCATATCGATCTTGGCCATGTGGTTCTCCAGGCATGAAAAAGCCCGCACTTGGCGGGCTGGATGAATGTTTGGGTTAATGCTTGTGGTGGTTGTCGCTGTTGCCGACGGCCATGATGTTTCCAGCGCCGTCGATGTTGCCCGTTACGGATAACGCGCCGTCGATATTGACAGGCCCTTTGATATTCACGGTCGCTTCAAGATCAATCGTTCCCGACTTCACCGTTATCGCGTTATCCGTAACGACGACGTCCGTGCCGCCGACCTTGATCGCCACCGTGCCACTCGGCAGGGTGATGGTGTAAGACTTGGCCTGCCAGTCGTAGACCAGCGAGCCGCCATCATCAAAACGCCAGACCTCGACATGGTCACGGTTATCCGGCGGCGGTCCGGCATTGCCATACAGGCCCGGGACAAACGTGCCTTGTGACACGTCACCGCTGGGACTGATCAAACTGCCCTGCTCGCCCATGGACGGCGCCCGCCAGTGTCTGGCCTTGCCCGCCGCGATGCTGTGCCACCGCACCCAGGCGCTGACCCATTCACTTCCATCCGAGACGCGACACACCGGCGGCGAAGCGGACAGATCCAGCGCGACCACATAGCAAGCCTTGACCACGCCGGCGAGCATCCGGTCGTGCTGGGCGCTCGCGTAGCCACTCACACATCCTCCGCAGGGACAAAGTCCTCTTTGGCGTCGTTGTTGAATCCAATGAGCAACGACCCCGGCGGCTCGTCCGGCCACGGCCATTCCTCAAGGCCGAGATAAACTTGCTGAGTCCACTCCACCAGCCACACCGTGTATCCATCCAGGTGCGGCTGGGTCCAGTCCTGCAGCGATTGCACAAACTCGGCGGGTTCAACTGCCAACCCCCACGTCTGCGAACGCAGCAACACCGCCAACTGCGTCGCCAATTGCACGGCCTGTTGATGATGGTGCGCCTTGATCGGGTCAACAATGATCCGAGCCTCGAACTTACAGACCAGCGAGGTTTCGCCGGTACCGATATCGGTACCCGGCTCGATCTCGGCCACCTCCAGAAACACCGCTGGCAGCGACACGCGACCCTTAATGTCTGGCCAGGCCGTGACGGCCTGTACGCCAGGCAAGTGGGTACGCAGATGTTGTTCTACCGCCCGATAAAGCTGGTCCAGGCTGAACGGTTCTTCAGACATTGCCGATCCTCTTCAGGTACTTCTGCAGCTCAAAGTTGAGTTCCTGATTGAGAATCTCCAGCAGACGCTCATCTGCCTTTTTGACCCAGCTGTCGAAATGCGGCCGGGCTTGCTCCAGCGACACCTTGGCCTTGGCCAGCGGGAAACGACTACCGTTTTCGGCGACCCAACCCGAACTCGGCCCGCGACCGGGGGACACCGTGCTGTCCGGGTAGTCGTCTCCGTTGAAATGCTTGCTGGCTGTGCGGATCCAGATGTCGGGCTTGTTGCCGTAGACCTTCTTGAGAAAGGCACCTTCATAACGCCGCCCCGCCACCGACACACCGCTCCCGGTCTGCCGCGCCCGGCCGATCCGGCTGGATTCGATGGCGTTCAAACCGAACCACAGTTTGCCGCTCGCGGCACCGCCGGAAACCGGATAGCTGCGCAACCGCTGACGCACCGCTGCAACAGCAATGCGCTCTGACCGGCTGACGGCTCGGGCAATGTGCGTGCGCAACCAGCCCAACGTCTTGTTGATTGCGCGGCGATGCGCCGCTGCGGCCGCTTTCGGCACCACCTTGGCAAAGTCCTGGAACGCCTGAAGCTCTGCGGCCGAGGACTGGATAGAGATCATCCCGCCCCCGGCCGAGGGTTTGAAATAGCTGCCGACGCTCATGGCCGTAACCTCAGAATCAGGGCGACCAGCCCGTCACCGCTCGGTTCGAGCTGGATCAGGTCGTAGTCACCGCCGCCATCCAAGGCAGGCAGGTCAACGCTGACCAGCATGCCCTGTTCCAGACCTTGCGAAT